GGCGGTGGTGTAGCTGTCGTTAGCCCACCAGGCGAACCCGGCAACCACGGCCAGCAGCACGACGATGAAGACGGCGCGGTTCATGCCGCCACCGGTTCTTCTGCCTGGTAGCGCTCGAAGGCGCGCTCGAGCTTCACGTCGTACAGGTTCGCTTTGTAATCGGCGCCGTTGTAGCCAGAAGCAAAGGTGGCCCACTTGCCGGCACGCAGCGCCTTGAGCAGCGCCGGGTCGGCTTTTACGAACCGCACGAAGGCCTCCAGTTGCGCGGCCTCGCTCGTGCGCATGGTTGCCACGAAGTCCTGCACGCTACGGTAGTCCAGGCGCTGCCAGTGATACGCCATGACCTGGAACAAGCCCCAGCTCGCGGACGACAGCGCGCAGGCCTCATCGATGGCGATCGCCTGGGAGAGACGCATGTGCTCGCCCGCCTTGCCGACGTAGCCACCGCGCTTGGGGTTCACGAGGTTCGGGAACTGGCGCGCGAGCGCATCCGCGTCGCGGCCGGCGTCCTGCAACTGCCGATACATCACATGCCGCTCAAACAGAATCACGGGCCGGCCATCGGGCAGGAAGCCATTGCCCCGGCTCTCCACCTCGTTGACCGCACGGACGGCCGCCACCGGCACGCCCAGCGTGTCAGCCGCCGCGATCAGGTCGGCGTCGGTCAGCAGGCGCGGACTGCGTACGCCGTCCTGCAGCGCCTGCAGGGTCTTGGGGCCGGCAATGCCGTCGACCACCAGGCCAAAGCGCACCTGCGCGGCCCGCACGGCGGCGGCCGTCTCCGGGCCGTATTCGCCGGTGTCGGGCACGTTGAGGCCCTTCACCGCCAGCAGGCGCTGCAGCTCGCGCACTTCGGCGCCAAGGCTGCCTTGTCTGAGAATCGTCATGACAACCTCCGGAGAAACCGCACCACGCAGGACGAATCCGTCCCGCCCATGCGAAAGAGCTCGACCACGTTGCCGCGCACCGCGAAGACCGCGATGCACAGCACCGCCGTGATGCCGTTCTGCGCCAGCAGCGCCCAGTCGTAGCGGCCGAACAGCACGCCGATGGTCACGGCGCCCGTGAGCACCACCAGGCCATAGGCGAGGCGTGACGCCCAGGGCCGGTGCGCAGCGCCCTCGCGCTTGAAGAGCAGCAGGCGCAGCGCGATCAACGCGCATAGCACGGCCTGCACGATGAACAGGTTTTTCATGGGTTGCCTCCCTTGTCGCTAGTGCCGCTACTGCCGCTGATGCCCTTGAAGACGGCCCCCAGCCGGTCGCTGTTGTCGGCCAGGCGGATCAGCGCCAGCAGCAGCTTCACCACCACGGCGGAGGCGACCAGCGCCCCCACGGCTTGGCTGACTTCCGTGTTGGTGGGCAGTGCCCGGGCGATGAGCGCCGCAGCCAGCGGCGCCGACAACAGGCCCGCCACGATTGACGCGGCCAGGAAGCCGAGCTTCTTAACGGTGCCTAGTTCGCCGCTGTTGAGCACGAAGACGGCAGCGCCGGCGAAGGCGCCAAGCACGGCACCCGGGTCGACGCCAGGCAGCAGGATGGACAGCGCCCCGGCGCCCGTCACAGCGAGCGTGGCGGTGGAGCTGGTGGAGATGGGTTCAGCCATGTGGGTTCCTTGGGGTCAGTCCCAGAGCTGGACCATTTGCACGGCCGGCTGCGGGGAAATGTCGGGCATGTCGAGTTCGGTTCCGTGCGGCAGGATCGGCCCCAGATCGGCAATGCCCGGGTTGGCCAATAGGACGGCCTCGGTGACGCCTGCCGTGCGTCCATAGACCCGCTGGCAGATGGCGTCCACGGTGTCGCCCTGGATGGCTCGCACGCGCATCAGATGAGTTCCACCGTCGTGCGGCTCACACCCATCAGGTCACTTATGGCCCAGCGCGCATCGCGGCGCAGGTCATCGACGCCCAGGTTCTCGGCTTCGGCCTTGCGGTCACCCGTGGCCGTCGCGTCGATCGTCCGGTACCGCTCAATGAGCCACGCGGCCGCCATGCAGTGCACGGCGCGGTGGTAGCGGTGAAGGTGTGCGCTGCGGCCATCGATCTTGGGCGCCGGCACGTCGGCCAGCGTCAACCGGCCGAACGACATTTGCGCCGCCTTCCAGGCCTCCAGCTCGGCGTTGACCGAAATCACCGCTTCCACCAGCGAGGCGCGCAGGCGCTGCGGCGTGACGGTGCCGTCCAGGCGCATGGCGGCGTACGCCTGGTCGACGTCGATATCGGGGAAGAAGCCGTCGTTGCCGATCGGCTCCCCTCCAGGTTGTGCCGGCGCGGGCACGGGTGCAGCTGCGATGAATGAAGACATGGGGTCATGTGAATGAGGAGGCGGTGGACGGGGCAAGGCTTCGCGGCACGCCGGAAGACTGCCCCGTGCCGCCTGATGCGCGGGGTCACGCTCGGTGTCAGCTCTTCCCGTCGCCCTCCTGGGCGCCGGTCGTGGCTGCGTTCTTGATCTCGCGCTCGATGCGCTCGATGTCCTTTTTCACGCCGGATTTGTCGTGCAGCTCCAGGGCGCGACGCAGGTGCACCAGTGCCTGTTCTCGCAGCGCGGTCGCCGTGGCGCCATCCATGCCGGTGCCGGCTTGGCTGACCGCGTAGCCGAGTGCCTTGTGGAGCTTGGCGCGCACCTCGTCCGGCATGTCTTCGCCATTCAGCAGTGCCTCTAGTTCCAGGAGCGCGCCGGCGTCCTCCGGTCGGATTGCGTCCGGCGCCTTGAGCACCATGTTGGCGAACTCCTCGGCGATGAGGCAGGCGGTGGTGCGCTTGTACTGGTCGGGCATCGTCAGCTTGTGGCGGATCGCGTAAGCGGCCAGCGGCAACGCAGCAGCAAATTGCCCCGCGTCGATGTGCCAGACCAGCACGGTCATGAAGACGTCGTCCTGCGCGCCGCTGTCGGCCTGTAGCACTCCCTCCATCCAAGCCGCGTACTCCGGCAGCATCCGGCGCTTGGCCTCTGCCTTGCGCTCGACCGACTGAATCTGCTTGAGCTGGCGCTTGTGCTCACCGAGCTGCGCCAGCATGAGTTCGTACCCAGATGCGTTCTGCAAAGGATTCGAATCCTGCTCGGCCTGCGCCGCGAGGGCGGCGCAGGCCCGCAAGAAATGGTTGCGGGCCGGGCTGCTCATTACGCGGCCACCGTGATGTTCTCGGCCGATGCCGCGCAGCCCAGGTCTTCAAGGACGTACGCGTCGTTGCTCGACTCGTAGTTCTCGATGCGATCGCGCTTGGCGTTGTCCACGATCGTGCGACGGCGGCTGCCTTCCTGGAAGTAGATCGACAGGTTGTCCAGGCGAGTCACCAACAGACCATTGGCCGGGAAGTACGGCACGCGCACGGCAGGCAGGTTGCCGATGCGCTTCTGGCTGACGATCAGGTCCACTGCCAGGGCGTCGGTGGGGCGGTTGGACTGGTTGATGATCGGGAAGTACTTGTCGGCCAGCAGTTGGCGACCGCACACCACGACCAGCTCCGGGTCTTCTGCGTACCACGGGTCAATCATGTGGTTCACCACGTCGAAGACCAGAGCGTCCAGGTTGGCGTAGTCGCCGCCGGCACCGCCGACGATGATCTTGCCGGCGGTCTTTCCCTCCTTCATGACGCGCTGCGGCGCTTGCTCGCGCATGGTCTGCAGCCAGCCCTTGTTGACGTCCTGCAGCATCGGGTTGGCGGCACGATCAGACGTCGGTGCGCGCTTCACCCCGTGAAAGCCAATCATCATGCGATCCAACGCCTGGCGGCGGATGATGGCGTCGCGGATCCGCGTCTGGAAGTCCGGGAACTTGGCCCACGCGTCCAGCTTCTGGTAGGTGATGTGCGTGTCGGAGTTGGTCTGTTCGCAGCGGTACTTGCGACCGTCCAACGTGGAGATGTCCGACGTTTGGCGATCCTGCTTGGTGGTGTCGGTCGTGCTCGCCACTGGCCCAGAGACACCCAGGCCGATCTTCTCGCCCTCTTGCTCGGTCACGCCGTGGAAGTTGATCTTCTTCAGGAAGTCGCTGGATTCCTGGATCTTGTCTTCCAGGCGCTGTTGCACGGTCGGCTCGACCGAGAACTTCACGTCGACGCGATCGACGCCGTTCAGTTTCGCGACTTCGGCCGCATAGGCATCGTAGAGGCGGCGGGTGTTGTTACGCATGTGTTGACTCCGGTTGATGGTCTTCGTGGTGGTGCTGGGTCCGGTGGCCAGGTCAGCAGTCGGTCTTGATGTCGGCCGCGCCGTCGCCGCCAGTTGCGGGCGGGCGTGACGTGAATGCCGGGGTGGTCTCCATACCGTTCTTCAGCGTGTTGAAGGCCTGGTCGCGCTGATCGTTTTGGGTCTTCAGCGCGGCCAGTTGGTCGTTGATGCTCTTGAAGCCCGCAACGACCTGCTCCCCCATGGTCTGCACCTGTGTCGCTACGGTCTGAATCGCTTCCTGTGCGTCAGCGAAGCGTGCGTCGGTGCTGTCGTCCGTCTTGCGTTGTTTGGAGAAGAGCGCCTTGATGCTGTCGGCGAAGCGCGACGGGACAGGCGCGGGGTCAGCAGATACCGATTGCGAGAGATCGGCTTCGACCGGGACCACTTCCGTGAACAGATTGGCGGGATCCAGCTTGCGCGCGGCCAGAGGATTCACAGGCGCCTGCGCGTTGAACTTGAGCACGTCGCAGCCCAGGCTGGCAGGGTTGTCCGTCACGGCAAGACCGACCAGGTAGGCCTCGCCGGTGTCGGCAAAGCTCGGCTGCACCTCCATCGACGAGAAGATTTTTTGACGGGCCTTGGTCATCGCCACCAACTCTTCGGTGGGATCGATCTGTGCGAACAAGCCCAGCTTGCCGTCCACCTCTTCCGTCCGCAGCGCAACCACGTCGCCGTAGGCCTTGAAGGGACCAGCCGGGTCATAGCCGCGGATGTGCTCCAGGTTGACGCGGGCGGTATAGACCTTCGGGTCGTAGCTCTTCGCCATCTGGACCAGCGTCTCGCGGTCGATCACGCGGCCGTCACTCGTCGCGCCTTCGGTGGCAATGCGGAAAAACTTGGTGGGCATGGTGTCCTCTGTGGTCGGTGTCCGGGTAGTTCGGTGGTGTTGCCATTTCAGCGCCGGACACCCACGCGGGCAACGCGTTGATGTTGTGGAAACCCGCGCCACAACAGGCGCCGCGTGGCACGCGCGCGCGGGGCCGGTAGCGTTGCGGCATGACTACGCTCCCCGCCATTGCCTCTCTCACGATCGACCCGGAAAAGGACCCGCGCCGCATCGCACGCACCCTGTACTGGCAGGGCTATCGCGTGGCGCGCATCGCCGAAATGCTGGGCGTCAAACCGGTGACGATCCACAGTTGGAAGCGGCGCGACGGGTGGGCTGACACCACGCCCGATGAACGCGTTGCGCTGACGATCGAAGAGCGCTTGATGCGCCTGGTCGCGAAGGACAAGAAGGAGGGGCGCGACTTCAAGGAGATCGATCTGCTGCGCCGGCAGCTCGACAGCCTGGCGCGCCGTGAGCGCTACCGCGACGGCGGCAACGAGAGCGACCTAAACCCCAAGGTGGCCAATCGCAATGCTGGGCCACGGAAGAAGGCAGAGCGCAACACGGTGAGCCCGGAAGAGCAGAAGAAGCTGCTCGACGCGTTCCACGACTCGCTGTTCGGCTACCAGGACGTGTGGTATCGCGCTGGCCGGGCCGAGCGCATCCGCAACATCCTGAAGTCGCGACAGATCGGCGCCACCTGGTATTTCGCGCGTGAGGCCTTCATCGACGCCCTGACCACGGGGCGTAATCAGATTTTCCTGTCGGCTAGCAAGGCCCAGGCGCACGTCTTCAAGCAGTACATCGTGCAGTTCGCCAAGGACGCCGCCGGCGTCGAGCTGAAAGGCGATCCGTTGGTGCTGCCCAACGGCGCCACGCTGTACTTCCTAGGCACGAATGCGCGCACCGCCCAGAGCTATCACGGCAACCTGTATTTCGATGAGTACTTCTGGGTGCCGCGCTTCCAGGAGCTGCGCAAGGTCGCCTCCGGCATGGCGATCCACAAGCACTGGCGGCAGACGTATTTCTCGACACCTTCCAGCTTGGCGCACGAGGCCTATCCGTTCTGGTCAGGAACGCTCTTCAACCGGGGCAAGCCGAAGGACAAGCAGATCAAGCTCGATGTGAGCCATGCCGCGTTGCGTGATGGCATGCGATGCGCGGACGGCCAGTGGCGTCAGATCGTGACGGTGGAGGACGCGCTGCGCGGCGGCTGCAACCTGTTCGATCTGGATCAGCTACTGCGCGAGTACAGCGACCTCGACTACGCCAACCTACTCATGTGCGAGTTCGTGGACGACACGGCGTCGGTGTTTCCGCTGTCACTGCTCATGCGCGGCATGGTGGATAGCTGGGAGGTGTGGGACGACTTCCGACCGTTCGCACCGCGCCCGTTCGGCTACCGCCAAGTCTGGGTCGGCTATGACCCCAACGGTGGCGGCGGAGACAGCGCTGCGCTTGTGGTGGTCGCGCCGCCGCTGGTGCCGGGCGGCAAGTTCCGCGTGCTGGAGAAACACCAGTTCAAGGGGATCGACTACGAAGAGCAGGCCGCGGCCATCTTGCGCGTGTGCGAGCGCTACAACGTGACGCACATCGGCGTCGACCGAACCGGCATCGGTGACGCGGTCTACAAGATCGTGACGAAGGTTCGCCCCGATGCGAAAGGTTACACCTACAGCGTCGAAGTGAAGACGGCGCTGGTGCTGAAGGCCTACGACGTGATCAGTAAAGGCCGGCTGGAGTTCGACGCCGGTTGGTCCGACCTGGCCGCGTCGTTCATGGCAATCAAGAAGACGGTCACCGCCGGCGGTGGCCGCGTCACCTACCAGGCCGGCCGCTCCGAAGAGATCAGCCACGCTGACCTGGCGTGGGCAACCATGCATGCGCTTTCCAACGAACCGATCGAAGGCGCGAGCGCGACCAACACCAGCATTTTGGAGTTCTCATGAGCCGCAACAAGAATCGCCGCGCCGCCGGCGCCAGTAACCCGCACGTGCGTGTCGCCGACGCCCAGGCGCCTGCCGAACAAAAGACCGACCGCGTGCCGCGCGCGGAGGCCTTTTCGTTTGGCGATCCGATCGAAGTACTCGACCGGCGCGAGCTGCTCGACTACGTGGAATGCATGCGCATGGGCAAGTGGTTCGAGCCCCCGATGCCACTCGATGGTCTGGCGCGCTCGTTCCGCGCGGCGGCGCATCACAGCTCCGCCATCTTTGTAAAGCGCAACATCCTGGTGAGCACGTTCATCCCGCACAAGCTGTTGTCCCGCCAGGCGTTCGAGCGCTTCGTGCTCGACTGGCAGGTGTTCGGCAATGCCTACCTGGAAAACCGCATCAGTCGGGCCGCTTCCAGCATGGGGCTGCAGCCGGCCCTGGCGAAGTACATGAGGCGAGGCCTGGACCTGTCGACCTATTACTTTGTGCAGAGCTACCAACAGCCGCATGAGTTCGCGCCTGGCACGATCTTTCACCTGCAGGAGCCAGACATCAACCAGGAGGTGTACGGGCTCCCGGAATACCTCTCAGCGCTCAATGCCACGTGGCTCAACGAGTCGGCCACGCTGTTCCGCCGGCGCTACTACAAGAACGGGTCACACGCGGGTTTCATCCTGTACATGACCGACGCGGCGCACAGCCAGGAAGACGTTGACCGCCTGCGCGAGGCGATGAAGAGCGCCAAGGGTCCGGGCAACTTCCGCAACCTGTTCATGTACGCACCCAACGGCAAGAAGGACGGGATTCAGCTCTTGCCGGTGTCAGAGGTGGCTGCCAAGGACGAGTTTTGGAACATCAAGAACGTGACGCGCGACGATCAGCTCGCAGCGCATCGCGTGCCACCGCAGCTTATGGGCATCATTCCATCCAACACCGGCGGCTTTGGCGACGTAGAGAAAGCGGCAATGGTGTTCGCACGCAACGAGGTAAAGCCGCTGCAAGACCGGTTGCTGGCAATCAATGATTGGATCGGGGAGGAGGTAGTGCAGTTCTCTCCGTACGTGCTCGCCGATGGCGTATAG